CACAACTCATAACATCAAAACCATAAATATTTTTAAAGAGTAGAAATAAATGGCGCAACCATCTACTAGACAAGAATTAATAGATTACTGTAAAAGGAAACTGGGAGCGCCAGTTTTAGAAATTAACGTTGCGGATGAGCAAATTGAAGATCTTGTGGATGATGCTGTTCAATTTTTCCAAGAAAGACATTTTGATGGCGTTTATCCGACATTTTACAAATATAAAGTAACTGCAGATGACATTGCTCGCGGAAAAGCGAAGGGAATAAATCAAAACAACGTTGGTATTGTTACAACAACGGCAACTGCAAACATAGTTGGGACTGCAACAACTTTTTCATATTTTGAAAATAGCAACTATCTACAAGTTCCACCAAATGTAATTGGAGTGAATAAGATTTTCACTTTTGATGGCGCTAATACCATTACACATAATATGTTTAGCGTTAAATATCAGTTATTCTTAAACGATATTTACTATTGGGGGACAACTGAACTATTAAGTTACGCAATGGTTAAAACGTATTTGGAAGATTTGGACTTTCTTTTAAATACACAAAAACAAATTAGATTTAATAAAAGGCAAGACAGACTATACCTTGATATTGATTGGGGATCAGTTACAGAAAATCATTTTTTTGTCATTGATTGTTACTCTACTTTAGATCCAAATGATTATTCGCGAGTTTGGAATGATTCTTTTCTTAAACCATATTTAACCTCTCTTATTAAAAAACAGTGGGGACAAAATATGATGAAATTTACAGGCGTCAAATTGCCTGGTGGAGTTGAATTAAATGGTAGACAAATGTATGACGATGCTCAAAGGGAAATAGATATTTTAATGGAAAAAATGTCCAGTACATACGAACTTCCTCCATACGATATGATCGGTTAATCCATGCTAAATCCATTTTTCTTACAAGGATCCAAATCAGAGCAAGGTCTTATTCAAGATTTGATTAACGAACAGTTGAGGATGTATGGGGTTGAGGTTTATTATTTGCCACGAAAATACATTACCGAAAAGACAGTAATAAGAGAATTAATAGAATCACAGTTCACTAATGCTTATCCAATAGAAGCATATGTTGATAGTTTTGATGGATATGGTGATAATCCAACAATACTTTCAAAATTTGGAATTCAGGCACTTAATGAAATAACTCTAATAATTTCAAGAGAGAGATTTAAGAATTATATCTCCCCATTAATTGGCGGTCAACCAAACATTAAATTATCAACAAGACCAAAAGAAGGAGATTTGGTTTGGTTTCCATTAGGAGATAGATTGTTTGAAATTAAGTACGTTGAGCACGAAAAACCATTTTATCAACTACAGGGACTTTACACCTATGAATTAAGATGCGAACTCTTTAGATATGAAGATGAAATTATTGATACCGGCATAGAAGATATTGATGATACAATCTCAGGTTCTGGCGATCAAGATTCTACACCTGTCGGAAATATACAAAAACTTACAATGGTTGGAGTTGCAGTAACTGCTACCGCAACTGTAGGAATTGTCAATGGTGGTATTAGATTCATTACAGTAACTAATCGTGGCGGCGGATATACAAGTGTTCCGACAGTTGGAATTTCATCTGCACCATCTGGAGGAAAAACTGCGTCTGCAATTGCTAAGATGATAGGTGGAATTGTTGTTTGTAATGATAATACAAATCCATCTGCACAGTCTGTTCAGAGTGTTGAAATAGTTAATCCAGGATATGGATACACTGTTGCACCTGGAATTAGATTCGTTGGCGGAGAAGGTAGTGGGGCAACGGCAACGGCAACTATCGGTGATGGAGTTGTTGGTATCATAACTGTTACAAATTCTGGGTCTGGATATGTAACTCCTCCCGCAATTACAATTAGCGGAATTTCTACAGTCTCTGCTGCTGCTACTGCTGTCGTTTCTGTCGCAGGTACTATTACTCAAATCAGAATTACAAATGCTGGACTTGGTTACAGTGTTGCCCCTACTATAACAATAGCATCACCAAGCGTTACTGGTATAGGTACATTTATATTTAACGAAGTGGTAACAGGATCTCAAAGTGGTGTTACTGCAAGAGTTAGATCTTGGAATTCTGTAACTAATATTTTAGAAGTTTCTAATGTCAATGGACAATTTACTGCCGGCGAGAGTATTGTTGGAGCAGCGTCAAGTGCTTCTTATAAATTGAGGTCTACAGATGTATTCTCTGCGAAAGATGGATTTGCTAATAATGAAGAAATTGAAAGTGAAGCAGATAAAATTGTAGATTTTAGTGATAGAAATCCTTTTGGAATGCCATAAACCATAAATAAAAGTTATTATGTTTAAATAATAACATAAAGGTTTATAAGACATGTTTGAGTATTTTTATCACGAAATTCTAAGAAGAACTGTTATTGCTTTCGGTTCTTTGTTCAATGAGATAAGTATAAAGCACACTAATAATAGTGGATCTGTTACTAATGTCATTAAGGTTCCTCTTGCTTACGGACCAACGCAAAAATTTCTGGCAAGATTAGAACAATCTCCGGATTTAAGCAAACCAGTTCAAATTACATTGCCAAGAATGTCATTTGAGTTCACTGGTTTAAATTATGATTCAACAAGGAAATCAACCACTACTCAAACATTTACTGCAAAATCAGCAGAAGACGGAAAAGAAACTAAAAAGGTATATCTTCCAGTTCCATATAACATGCAATTTGAACTTAGCATTATGTCTAAGTTAAATGATGATGCTCTTCAAATTATTGAACAAATTTTACCATATTTTCAACCAGCATATACGATGAGTGTAGAGTTGGTTGATATTATTAATGAGAAGAGGGACATACCAGTTGTTCTTGAAAATATTACAATGCAGGACGACTATGAAGGAAATTTCACTACAAGAAGAGTATTAATTTATACTTTAAGATTTACTGTTAAAACTTATCTGTTTGGTCCAGTTTCTTCTGCTTCCAAGGATATTATCAAGAAAACCACAATTGGTTACGTTGCTGGAGATACTACAAATACACCAACCAGAGAAATTGTATATTCAGCTCAACCAAGAGCTATCAAGAATTACACAGGAACAGTTGTTACAAATCTTACAAAAGATATTACCACGGAAGATATACTCATTACGGTAGACAATGCAAGTTCTATATCAGTAAATACTTACTTAGATCTTGAGGGTGAGGAAGTATTCGTAAGGTCCAAGGCAGGAAATGTTCTTACTGTGGATAGAGGTAGAGATAATACAACGATAACCTCACACTTAGCAGGATCTTCGATCAAATCTATTACAACTACAGATAATACGTTAATTGAAGATGGCGATGACTTTGGATTTGCTGGTATTAATTTATGAAAATGACAAAAAAATTTGACAGTTTAAACGATGCTTTTAATGTTGAGGGTGAAATAGTTCCTATTGAAACTAAAAGTGAAATTGAAAAAATAGAGACAATTGCCTCTACCGTTGATGATATTAAAAAAGATTATAACTACACAAGAGGAAATTTATATTCATTAATAGAAAAAGGTCAAGAAGCAATTAATGGTATTCTTGAACTTGCTCAAGAAAGTGAGATGCCTCGTGCATATGAGGTTGCAGGACAACTTATCAAAAACGTTGCTGATGCCACGGATAAATTAATGGATCTCCAGAAGAAACTTAAAGATATTGAAGAAGAAAAACAAAAAGGACCAACAACAGTTAACAATGCACTTTTTGTTGGATCTACAGCAGAATTGGCAAAACTTCTAAAGCAACAAACTGAAGGAAGTGTAGAATAATAAATATAAAAAGATATTCATTTTTTATGCCCAAAATCAAGTCGCATAAAACCGTTGAGCAAATTGCAAAGAAGCATCGTCTTGATGTTTCTTTTATACAAAAGCAACTTGATATGGGCGAACCTATTGAACATGAGCACACTCAAGATCATGAACTTGCTCGTAATATTGCTCTTCAACACTTAGATGAGATTCCAGACTATTATACTCGTTTGAAAAAAATGGAAGCAGATGCCAAGAAGCATCATAGAAAATTTAAAGATGTGAAAGAAAATAAACTTCATAAATGGTTTCAAGATTCGGAATCAACAGATAAAAAACCTGGATGGGTTAATGTGTTAACTGGAGGAACTTGTGCAAGTGACGAACCAGGTGAAGGGGTTCCAAAATGCGTTTCGTCTGAAAAAAGAGCAAGCATGACTTCCGCAGAAAGACGTTCAGCAGCAAGAAGAAAAAAAGCAGCAGATCCTGGACAACAAGAAAAAACTGGAGCTGCAAAACCAACATATGTTTCTACGGATTCACCTAAAAAGAAAATGAAAGAGGAAATGGACGTACAAGAAGCAAAAGACAAACCGGGTAAAGGTAGTGGCAAAAAAGATGCTTGTTACCATAAGGTAAAATCTAGATATTCTGTTTGGCCAAGTGCATATGCTTCTGGAGCACTTGTAAAATGTCGTAATGTTGGTGCTGCAAACTGGGGAACTAAATCGGAGGAAACTATGCACGAAGAAGAAAGATACTGTCCTTTATGTGACAAGAGAGAAACAAGATCCGAGTGCTCTTATGGAGAGAAAGCATGGGATAAGGTTTCTGTAAAGGATGAAGAGTACTCAATGGCAAGATCAGAACTCAAAACCATTGAAGATGCAGTAAAAAGGATCAAATCAAAAGTTGGTAAAGGTGAGGGAGATCTAGAAGCATGGGTTCAGTCAAAAATTACTAAAG